GAGGTGGCAGGATAGTTTTGGAAGGCTATACCGGTCCGATTTCAGCAATCGCAGACCGACTTGGCGTGGGCTACTTAAATATGACCGTGATGGAGGAATAGTCGATGGCGATTATGAAGGGCGACATTGCTTCAAACGGCGTATCGGTCACGCTAACGACCGGAACGCTTTCACCTTGGGTAACTAACCTCACGGCGGAACAAAAGGCGCAAACGCAAGTTTACGGCTATCTCAACGACGGCACGCAAGTTGTTGGTCGCACTATCGAACCCTACCAAGCGGCAAACTACTCAAATTATGTTTCACCACCGCCATTTACGGTTCTTGGCACGGTCACGGACAGCACACACTTCACGCTTGCTTCGATTGCCAACAACTATCCGGCAACCAACGTGACCTTTATTATCAGCGCCCCTATGTTTGACTACAGCGGCACAATTCCAAATACGGTCACCAGCCCCCCTTATTCGGGTAGGCAGAACTACATTTACTACAACTCATCAGCACGCCCGCCGTTCGTAACTTTCGCCACTTGGTCGAAAGGTTCCTACACGATCACCGTGAGCGATACAAACGGCATGGAGGTTGGGAAGCCAATCCAATCGGTCGGTGGTGGAATTCAAGCCGGAGTTGTTATTACGGGAATAACGGGAAACATCGTTACCCTTTCGCAACCGACAACGGCTGCAAATATCGTTTTCCAAAGAGTCACCAGCACCTCAATCGGTTCTGGCTATTTCGGTTCAGACGGTGGCTGCGGACTTGACCTTGCCAAACTTGGCGTGCCGGGATACGTCGCCACTATCTTTGCTGACACCTTTTGGCCTACTTATCCATCACAACCTCGCAACGACGGATTGCTGATCCACAATACGGTCGCTATTCATGACGGGTATGAAGTTCCAACGCTCAATGCCGACGGATTCAACACAAAGATTGACTTTTGGGCTGGTGGAAAAGACGTTGCCTGCCCAAATGCCTTTTCGATTGACCTGTGGCCTCAGTCGCTCCAAAACTTCTACAAACAGGTTGTCGTTGGCTATGACAAGTTCATAGTTTTGGGCGGACCGCACTGGCGCAACCAAACCGGCGGAGCGATCAGCCGGATACTTGAAGTCACCAATATCGTCAACCCCGGCACACCGTTCACGAGAACTTGTTCGATCACCAAAGGAAGCACAACCGTTACGCCAGCAAGCATGACGGGAATCCAAAAGTATCAAGTCGTTAGCGGTGCTGGAATGCCAGACGGAGCCTATGTGGCTAGCGTTGGCACGACAACAATCACCTTAAACAAACCGGCTCGAAGCACAAACGCCACAGCAAGCCTTTCGTTCGTCTTGAACACACCAAAAGACCCGACCGATTGGGTATTTACTGAAATAGATACCCCAATGGTGGAGGGAATCCTGCGGGACAGTTTTGGACAGTTCTACAGTGACCCCGACGTTTATTGGACAAATCCCGACGATGGCTTCACCTACAAGGGCGACGGCTACATCTACACCGTCAATGTTGGCGCAGTTCATCGTGTTCCATACGCCGACTTTTCCACCACAACCCCGTTCGCCAATTTGGAAGTTTGGATGGGGCAGTTCGCCGCAACGTGGACAGGCGTGAACCCAAACTCATTCGTGCGAGCCGACGGCACGGTTGACGCCAATGCCAAATCAGGCTGGATGCGACGGGACGCTATCGAAGGTGATCCAACATGGATGGGCGCTTTGGCAAAGTGGCAGGCCACCCGTGAGGCTCAATACGTTGACCCTTCCAATAGTTTTCGCAACGGTGCGGTTTACGCAGACGACCGATACTGCGTCCAAAAGTCAGACGGAACCTATGTGTTTTTGGCTATTCCGCAAGTCACTACTTTTTATGGGGACTACTACACAAGTCGACAAAACATGGTCGCCTACGCCCGCACCCTTAGTGGTGAAATCGTTGGGCAAGTGGACAAAGACGGCAAACTTAATAAAACCGTTTATCCGTTCACAATGGGCTTTGGCTGGGATAACACCTCGTATTTCTCAACCGACAACGTTCCAAAGCCGTCAGACCCCAATAACGCACTATGGCGCTACGCACCATACTTCAGGCCGGAACTCACCTTCCCCGGTCAAGGCATCGATGATTTCGTGGTGCTGAACGCTACCCACTCCCGCCCGGGCTACAGTTCGCTATCAAGTGACGTGCGAAAATACTGGACTAAAATGACCGTTGTAAGCGGACTTTAAGGTAGTGAAATAATGGGCAGCCAACTAAAGAAGTGGGATGGCGTCGGTGACCCAACCGATCCGACAAGTTGGTATACAACCGTTGTTGGAGCACAGGGCGCTCAAGGCGTTGCTGGTCAGACCGGTCCAACCGGCCCGACTGGTCCAACAGGCTCAACCGGTCCGGTTGGTGCAACAGGGGCAACTGGCGCTTCTGGAACTAATGGACTCCCCGGCTCAACGGGGGCTACAGGTGCAACCGGTCCGCAAGGAGCAAACGGCGCTACCTATGCAATGAGTATGTTTCAACTCACTACCGGCTCTACTGCCTATCCGCTTAGTTCAGCATCGGGGCAACTTGTCTATGTGGCGGCTGGCTCCCCATATTCCACCAAAGCAGGGGCAGTCACGACAGATGGAACGGTATTTACTGTTCAATCAGCGGGCTTTTATCGGATTGGCTTCTATCTTCGTGGAACGACAGCGGCAGCGGCAAACATCGAAACGACCATACGACACCCATTGGGCGGTGCTAATTCGCCTTACATTTCAGTAAACTTAATCACGAACACTTCGATCCCTATGACCAGTTCGGCAATCTTCACGGCTTATTTTGTGGCTGGCGCAACTTTCCAACACAACTACAAAACTAACAACACCAGCGCCGTGTTGTCGGCGAACGGTTCTGTTGTTGGTGGACAGAACCCCGCAGGCTGTCAACTCGTGTTCGAGTATATGGGAACCTAATCACCAACCCGTAGTGACTAACCCCCGTTTCATGTAGTAGGGTTCCAAAAGTCGAAAGGGGACAGTTAGTGAAATCCGATACAGACGACCCCACCGACGAAAATGGCTATTGTCCTGTCTGCGGTCCGAGGCATTTCTTTCTGTCCGGCCCGTGGTTTCACCAGCAACATATCGAAGCAGCAAAGAAGCGACACCCTTCATACCGAGGAGAACAAGAATGACCGATCCAGTGACCCCACTTCCAAAGCGTGAGCCGATGGACTCCGAGTTTTCACCAGAGGTCGCTTCGCTTCTGACCCACATCAAAGACATTTGTATCCAAATGCGGGATCACGAACGCAAGGTCATTTCGTTAGGTCAAGAGCGTCGCCAGACCGTCACCAGACTCCGTGACCACGGCGTTACTTGGCGCAAGATTGCCGAATGGGCAGGCACGACCGATCAAGCCCTCTACAAACACCACAATCGGGATAGCAAGTAGTTCCAAACTGTGCTAAACTAGGGTAGTGCCAACTGACCCGACATTAGCCAAGGCCATTCAGACCCTTGCGGGAAACTGTGACGGAGCCGTTGAACAAGACGGCATAGGTTTCAACGGGCCGGACAGCACCTTTGGCAAACAACTAGCGACCGTTGCACCCGAGGCGTGGAGTCCCGAGGTTCAGCGAACCGCTTGGGAAATGCTAGCCAAATACCGAGGCCAACTAGCCGGTGCTGGAATAGATTACGACGCCATCCCCGAACCGCCTACGAGCCGTAAGGTCAAGGGCGTGCGAGCGATTGACGTTCGCAACGGCAAAATCCTTGTCTTTCTGCCCTATGGTGATCCGGCATACCCCAAGACTGCCCTCGGTGCGATTTGGAACCGTGGTGAAAAGGGTTGGCAGGTATCGGTATCGAAGTATGGCTCGGTATTGGATTGGGCTTCCCGAAACACCATACCCGTATCCGACCGTGCAAAGGCGCTACTTGAAACTGCGCCAAAGCCCGACAAACCCGAGTATTTAGGGACTGCGCTGCTGGAAAAACGTGGCATTGTTCTGCGCTTTGACTACCACCCGAACCTCGTAGATGCCGTTCGTGGCATACCCGGCAGGCGCTGGGACGGTGACGAAAAGGTATGGGTTGTCCCAAGGGAAACAGCATCGGTCGTTCGCAAAATCGCCACCGACTACAACTTGTTCTTAACCGAGGACGTGAAACGGCTACCCGACGTTGAGGTTCACCTCGGCCCGAAGGTTGCGGTTCACGGTCGGGACTTTGCGATCACGTTCACCTACGACGCCGAACTTCTATCCGCCGTGCGTCAAATGCCCGGTGCATCGTGGTCACCACAAGGTCGTGCGTGGCTTATCCCCATTGAGTCTGTCGATGAGGTACTGAAATTTGTGAAGCAACACGGGGCGCAGACTTCCCCCGAAGCGTTGCGGCTTGTGGAAGAGGCCAGCGTTGTCCAAGAGGTGATCGACGCTAGTGCCGCCAAAGACGCCCAACTATCCATCGCTGGTCTGGGAAATAACGGCTTCGAACTGTTCCCTTTCCAACGTGCGGGCGTTGCCTATGCCCTACGGTCTATGGGATACGAACACCAGAACGACGGTCTGTGGGAGCGCACGAACGACACGGGTAATGGTGGAATCCTGATCGGCGACGAAATGGGGCTTGGCAAGTCCTGTCAAGGGCTAGCCGTGTTGCAAGCAGCACAGGCGTTTCCTGCGGTGATTATTTGCCCCGCCAGCCTCAAACTGAATTGGGAGCGTGAAGCCCACAACTGGTTGCCCGCCGACAAAGTGGTGAAAGTTCTAACCGGCACGACAGGCAACCTGCCAGACGCCGACGTTTACATCATCAACTACGACATTTTGACGCATTGGGTTGAGCGCTTCACCACCATCAGGGGTCTAGTCCTAGACGAAAGCCACTACATCAAGAACGGTCAGGCACGGCGAACAAAGGCGTGTATTGCCCTATCGGACAAGGTAGTAGATGGTGGAATCCGAGCGTGTCTGTCCGGCACTCCTATCGTGAACCAGCCTTTGGAAATCATGACGCAACTCAGGGTCATTCACCGCCTAGATGAGTTCGGTGGGGCGTCGTCGTTCCGCAGTTCATACGGCAGGGCTTCAGCACGGTCGCTAGCGGCCTTAAACCGCAAACTACGGTCATTGTGCTACGTCAGGCGACGCAAGGCCGACGTTCTAACTGAACTACCACCGAAGCGTTGGAGCAGCGTGATCGTTGAAGGCGACCCGCAAGTGATGGTGGAATATCGCAAGGCCGAGGCCGACATTATCAAGTATCTATCGCAGTTGGCTATGAAAATCGCCCTCGAGTCCGGTGCTGATAGCGAGGAAGCACGAAAAGAAGCATGGCGCAAAGCACTACGGGCTAGGGCAGCCGAGCAACTCGTCACGATCACCACCTTGAAGCAAATTGCCGCACGGGCTAAAATGAAAGTAGCGAAGTCGTGGGTAGAGGACTTCCTAGCCAACGACAAGAAACTTGTGGTGTTCGGTTGGCATCGTGACGTGGTTGACCAAATCGCCGAAGAGTTCGCCAACGGCGTAAAAATCCAAGGTGGAATCACCAGCGAGAAGCGTCAGGCAGCCGTTGACCTTTTCCAAAACTCAGACGAGCAAAAGGTCATTGCTTGCAACATCAAAGCCGCCGGAGTTGGCTTGACTTTGACTGCCGCTAGTGACGTGCTGTTCATCGAACAAGGTTGGACACCTAGCGATATGGAACAGGGCGCTGACCGTTGCCACCGCATTGGTCAGAAGGACAGTGTGACCGCTTGGCTCATGCTCACGGCAGACACGATTGACGAGGACATTGCGACCCTCATTCACCACAAGCGAAGCATTGTGGACAGGGCGATTGACGGCAGCGAGGACGATGATGATGAGGAAGGTTCGATTATCGGCGACTTGCTAATCAGCCTTGCCGAACGTGGTTTGGAACAGGCTTCCTAAAGGAAGTCGTTGGCTTCCCGCAGTTGGGCTAGCAAACTGTCATAACTAGCAGCACGAGTCATGCCGGGTTCTTCCACTTCTTTGAGTGGTGGAAACTTTTTGTCGTAGTCCTTTGCCGCTTGTCCGTATCGAACAATAAAGCCGTTGTCATCAACGCCATAGCCTTTTGGAAGTTGCGTGTAGCCGTCACCTCTTGCACCCTTCGTTCCGTCTTGCGCCGCAAGTCTGGCTGTCGAAAGATTGGAACCCCGCAGGTCTGCCCCACTGAAATCTGCATCACGAAGGTCGGTTCCGGCAAGAGTTACCCCCGTAAAGACTGTGTTCCGCAGGTTCGCCCCCATTAGAACGGCTCCCGTCAGGTCAGCACCGTCAAAGTTGGCTCCCTCGGCTATCAAATCGTGGGCGAGGCAACCGGTCATATCGGCATAACTAACGTCAGCCTTGGACAAATCAGCGTCTTGTAGGTTCGTGTATTGCAGTTCGGCTTCGGAAAGGTTGGCGTTCGCAAGGTCGGACTCGGCGTGAATCTTGTAACCGTTCACCTCATGGGTGGAGCCGATCACGTCACGGCGGTATTGGTTTCCGTGGAACGGGTGACCGACCAAATCGCCCTTGGCTACCGGATAACGGGAAAGGCCTCGAAGTAAGGCATCTGTAGTGAAATCCAAGCGTGACATTAGATGTGTTCCGGCCCGACGGGTAAGCCTGCGATTGCTTTGACTTCCTCTGCTGACCAACTGCTCCCAAGAGTTTGTGGGTCGCTAATGGTTCTCCCGATGAGGCGGTGATATGGCTCTGCGTCTGGAATGGCTTCGCTATCAACCTTTAGGGAGTTTTCGTTTGCCAATGATGCCGCTTTCACCTCAATGGCTGTAGCCACGCCATCAGGTTCATTAGATGAGCCGAGGCCGCCGACTTTCATTCTTTCGTCATTTGTGGTGTAACTCATTGCCCCGACCACATTGCCGTCTTTATCGGTGGCGACGATTGCGCTTCCAAAACCCATCAAGGCGTGTTTGGTGAAGGAGTAGCCCGAAATCAGGCGCTCAATCTCTTTGTATTTTTCACTATCCCCTGAGGTTTCGTATTCCTTGCGCTGCTCGTCGTAGAGTTTGTCCAGCACCTTTGAGAGGCGTTGTCTTTCATCCCCACGGCTGCGACCATTGGCAAGGTTGCGTTGGTAGAACTTGACAACCTCAACCTTTCCACCAGCCCTGTAGAACTTGTTAGCGTTTTTCGTCAAGAAGTTGG